TGGGAACGCAGCACGTAGGCCATAGGGAGCTTGTCAATTTTGCCGACGATCGGGTCAATCTGCCACGCGATAAAGCCAATGAGCTACGCGCGCAGGCGCGTGGACTGAGAGAGCGTCTGGAGACCTACCTAGGGCAGCACCCGGATTTCACCCTTCGAAAGATGATCCTTTCGGGAAGTCTGGCAAAAGGCACCGCATTGCGGTCGCTCAACGACATTGACGTGGCCTGTTACATCAGTGGGGCAGACGCCCCCAAGGACATTGGGAGGCTGCTGGAGTACTTGGCAGAGCGGCTTCGAAAGGCTTATCCAAATTTCAAGCCCGAACAAGTCAAGCCCCAGACTTACTCCGTAACAGTCTCGTTCCAAGGTTCTGGGCTGGATGTGGACGTGGTGCCGATCCTCTATGACGGCGATCCTGACTGGTATGGCAACCTAGTCAGTCAGGATGATGGCTCGTTCTTGAGAACCAGCATTCCCCGGCACCTAGAGTTTGCCAAGCGGCGTAAACAATTGCAGCCTTCGGATTTTGTGCAGGTGGTGCGCTTGGTCAAGTTCTGGGCAAGGCGCATGAAGACGGAAGTTCCCGGCTTTCGTTTCAAGTCCTTCATGATCGAGATGATCCTGGCAAAGCTGTGCGATGAGGGGCGTGATTTCTCCAACTACCCCGAAGCGCTCCAGCACTTCTTCACCTACGTGGCGCAGAGCGGCCTTCGCGAACAAATCGCATTCCAGGATTACTACCCTACCGCCATTATCGCCGCCTTCTCCGAGCCTATGCAGATCATTGATCCGGTGAACGAGAAGAACAACGTGGCCAAATTGTACGGTCACGCGCAGGTCGATGCCATTGTCGAGGCGGCATTGGATGCCGGCGACGCGATTGATGCGGCACTGGCTGCACCGACCAAGCAGGAGACCGTGCGCTACTGGCAAAAGGTCTTCGGCTCTTCCTTCCAAGCGTGAGGGCCCTATGACTGGCAGCTACACACAATCAAGCACCAGCACCTTTACGATCACTCATGCCCGCCACATGGCAGCGAAATTGGCCGCCGACCTCAAGCGTATGCAGCGCTTCTATGGGGCGCCCAGCGATGACAGAATCGCCGCTTATGAGACCGAAGTGGTTGAATTGTTGAAGGCCGGCTATCTGGACACAGTCACCTACGGTTTCAAGCGGGGTGATAACTGGATCGAGCCCACACTGCGCTACACCGCAAAAGATCTTGCAGGCATGTCCGGAATCGATGACGATCCCGGCAAGCTCCGCCCAGGCGCAGATGTATCCGGGGCGAGCTTCTACAACTACCTGACGTATTCCTCTGCCTGGTTCACGCTGTCGGCTCCTCAGCGGGAGTCATTTGAAAAGTCGCTTCCATTTCAGCGTACCGGGGCAGCCGAGCCTGGTATCAGCGGAAGCCTGGTGTCTGACCGCAGCTACTCTGCGGGTGGCAAGGCACTCGACCGCCTCAGTGTCAGGAGCTACTAATGCACTCAAAGCCAACCCTTGACGAGTTGTTTGATCAACGTCGCATCTATCCGGACATCGACGCCCGCACCCGATTGGATCGGCTGATTGGCGTGGACGATCAGAAGGCTCGCTTGTCGAAGATTCTCGGCCTGCTAGTCCACCCAGCTGGCCTGGAATTGTGGGCCAAGCGCCATCACCCAGGTGCCGCAACGCTGCTTGATTCCGTACTGCGCCGACCTCCTTTGGTCATTCTTTCCGGTGACGTCGGCTCTGGCAAAACCGAATTGGCAGAGACTATCGGTGATGCCGTGGCGCGACAGGAGAAGATTGATATCACCTTGTTCCCGCTCAGCCTGGCCACCCGAGGCAAGGGACAGGTTGGCGAGATGACCCAGCTACTCACCACAGCGTTCGACTACGCGCTGGCAGAAGCGACCAAATTGCAAGGTCGCGGAAAAAGCACCGGAGGGGTCATCTTGCTGGTGGATGAGGCCGATGCGCTGACCCAGTCTCGGGAATCGGCGCAGATGCACCATGAGGATCGAGCAGGGGTCAATGCCTTCATCAGGGGT